GAGCAACGTAACGGAACTATGTACGTCAAAGATGACTTTATGCTTAATACGGTTGATATCGTACAAGATCCATCTGCACCAAATGCTTTTGTTAATGGAATAATGGAAGGTGTTGATTGGGTCTGGAATAATGGCATCATTGAAGCTCAGGAAATTGAAAAAATAGAGACTGAAATTAAACGTGCTCCACGTGCGGATCTATATGAAACGCAAGTTCGTGAGTTCAAAAATTTCCTCTCGTTAATGAAAAACAATCAATATTAAGGAGTCAAGCATGACTGATCAAATCGAAGAACAGGATGTGGAACTTCTAGACGAGTCGGAAGTCGAAGAAGCACACGATCCTAAGAATGCTGAAGCTCAATCTGTTGCATCTGTAGATGCTGCAGAGGAAAAAGGCCCGAAAGCGAAAGCTCGTAAAGGCGATAAGAGCAACAGCCAACCGTCTGAGTTAAAACCTGCTGGCGGCAAAGCAATGAAGGCAGAAAATGTCGAGATTGATGGAGATTTTAGTGAAGACCTAAATGCTCTTGTCGAATCTGAAGCCACACTCAGCGATGAGTTCAAAGCTAAAACAGCAGTTATTTTTGAAGCAGCGGTTAAGTCTAAACTGGCAGAAGAGATTGACCGTTTGGAAACTGAGTACCAACAACAGTTGGACGAAGAAATCCAATCAACTAAATCTGATCTTGTCGAAAAAGTAGACAGCTACCTCAACTATGTGGTTGAACAATGGATGGAAGACAACAAAGTTGCGATTCAATCTGGACTACGTTCAGAAATCGCAGAAGGATTTATGGACAAGTTGAAAGACTTGTTTGTAGAATCTTACATTGAAGTCCCAGAGTCCAAAGTAGACCTAGTAGACGAACTAGCAACTGCAAACGAAGAACTAGAAGAACAGTACAACGATGCAGTAGCTAAGAGCCTATCACTTGCAGAAGAGCTAAACTCTTTCAAACGCGCGGCGATTATTCGTGAAGCGTCAAAAGACTTGGCAGAAACTCAAGTTGAAAAGCTAACCAAACTCGCAGAGAGCATTGACTTTGAATCAGAAGAAGATTTTGCAGCAAAAGTAGACACTTTGAAAGCATCATACTTCAAGTCAGACGCGCCAACTTCACCTATCTCAGAAGATACAGAAGATGACAACGCAGATGACACTGTTGAACTAACAGGTTCAATGGCTGATTATGTCAGCGCACTTAGAAAAACAATAAAATAATTAGGAGATCCTTAAATGGAACAAACTTATGATCGCTTAGTAGAAAAGTGGTCTCCAGTATTGAACGAAGAAGCAGCAGGTAAAATCACAGACGCTCACAAGCGTTCTGTAACTGCAGCAGTTCTGGAGAACACAGAAAAAGCATTGCAAGAGCAAGGCTTGATGGAAACAGCAGCTAACGCAGCTGGTAACGGTGTTTCAACTGTAGATGGCGGCACAGGCGCAGCGTCTAACTGGAACCCAATCCTTATCTCACTAGTTCGTCGTGCTATGCCAAACCTAATGGCATACGACATTTGTGGTGTTCAGCCAATGTCAGGTCCAACAGGCTTGATCTTTGCGATGAAATCACGCTACAAAACAACTAAAGCTGGTGCAAACGGTACTGGTTCAGGTACAGAGGCACTATTCAACGAAGCACTAGTTGGCTTCTCAGGTGACTCAACAGCAACTGGTAACGGTTCAGCAGGTCCATCTGGTCTATCTGGAGTATCAGATACAGACGGTGGTGGATCATTGGTTGACTCAGGTGCATCATATGTACCAACAACAGGTGACGCATACACAACAGCAGAAGCTGAAGCACTAGGTAATACTGGTGAGTCATTTGCTGAAATGGGTTTCACCATTGAAAAAGCAACTGTGACAGCGAAGTCACGTGCATTGAAAGCAGAGTACACACTTGAGCTTGCACAAGACTTGAAAGCAATCCACGGTCTAGACGCAGAGACAGAATTGGCAAACATCTTGTCAACAGAAATCTTGGCAGAAATCAACCGTGAAGTTGTTCGTACAATCAACGCACAAGCGAAGATTGGTGCGCGTCAAGCTAACGTAACAACCAAAGGTATCTTTGACTTGTCATCAGATGCAGATGGTCGTTGGTCAGCAGAGAAGTTCAAAGGTCTTGGTGTACAGCTAGATCGTGAAGCTAACACAATCGCAAAAGAAACACGTAGAGGAAAAGGTAACATGGTTATCTGTTCTTCAGACGTTGCTACAGCACTTGCAGCTTCAGGAATGTTGGATTACGCTCCAGCGTTGTCAACAAACTTGAACGTAGATGACACAGGCAACACATTTGCTGGTGTTCTAAATGGTCGTATCCGCGTATACATCGATCCATATGCAGAAACAGATTACATCACTGTAGGTTATAAGGGTACTAACCCATATGACGCAGGTGTATTCTACTGCCCATACGTACCACTAACAATGGTTCGTGCAGTTGGTGAGAACGACTTCCAGCCACGTATCGGGTTCAAAACTCGTTATGGCATGGCATCAAACCCATACGTAGGTTCAGATGCGGCTGATGGTCTTGCAACTAACCGTGAGAACCAGTACTACAGAATCTTCCGCGTAGACAACATCTTGACATAAGAATCAAGAGTTCGGAAAAACTTAAGGGAGCCGTTTGGCTCCCTTTTTTTATTGGCGATTGCGGAAGGACTCGAACCCTCAACCTACAGATTAGAAGTCTGTTGCTCTATCCAGTTGAGCTACGCAACCTTAATAATTACTACCATCTTCCCAAATGCCCCACGCAACTTCTTGCATATAGTCATGATCAGTGACGAGACCACGCAAGTAACGATTTTCAGCATAGGAATGGATTACTTCTGCAAGAAACTCTTTAAAAGTTTTGCAGTCTTCAGCAATGATACCAAGCACAACATCAAGCTCTTCTTCACACTGCATTATCATGTCTTTCATTTTAGCCATAACAGGTCTCCTTCTCTCATTACAGAATCATATTAGCAGTATATTGGTGCAATGTCAACATATAAATAGAACTATAACGTAATATTTAGGAAATAGAATGCCTACATTAAATCCAAGTATCTCTGTGGACGTAAGTAATGTTACTAGTTCAAGTGGTTTGAATAATCTAAACTACTTGCAACCTTCTGCGTTTAAACTTTCTATTGACAGAAAGCATTATGCAAACTTAGAGTTTTTTGCTCAAACCGTTTTGCACCCTGCTCTTAGTCTAAACGCAGTAGAAGTTCCGTTCAAACGAATATCATCAGTTCCTTTCGCAGGAGATAAATTGACATTTACTGAATTAACTGCTATGATTATAGTTGACGAAAATCTAAACTCTTATACAGAAATGTATAACTGGATGAATAGGATTGTAGAGACTTCAGATAGAACGCCTACAAATAGAGACACTACGAAACCACCAACTACGGCTGACATAACATTATCAATATTAAGTAGCCATAATAATGTTGTGAGAACTATTAGATATTTTGATTGTTTACCAGTAAGCCTTGGTGATTTGCAGTTAGAGTCTACAAGCGGCGATGTGCAATACATATCTTTCCCTGCTACATTTAGATTTTCTACTTTTGAGTTAAACTGATGATTGGAGTATATTATGACATTAGAAGAAATATTAGAAGAGTGGGCAACTGACTCTAAACTACCTAATATTAATCTAGATGAAGCCTCAAGAGAAACACCATCACTACATTCTAAGTATCTGTCTATCTTGTCAAATGCTAAGTTGCGTTTGAAGAAAGCAGAGATGGATCAAAAGTCTTTATTAAAACAAAAGTTTCTTTACTACAACGGCAAGCTATCTAAAGACGAAATAGATGCTTTAGGTTGGGACTATGATCCTATGGATGGACTAAAGATCTTAAAAGGTGAAATGGATTACTATTATGATTCCGATAAAGATATCCAAGCATCTGAACTTAAAATACAGTACTATAAAACTATTATAGATACACTAAATGAAATCGTAAATAATCTAAACTGGCGTCATCAGACAATCAGTAATATGATTAAGTGGAAGGTATTTGAAGCCGGTGGCTGATATAGTATGTAAACTTAGAGACTATAGTACATTAGAAGTGGACACTGATAGTGCATTAGCTGCAGAACTCAGTGACCACTTTTCTTTTTATGTGCCTGGTTATAGATGGATGCCAGCGTATAAAAATAAAGTGTGGGATGGTAAGATAAGACTGTTTAATCGCATAAACGGTGAGCTTCCCGCAGGGCTATATTCTTATTTGTTAAAGTTTGCAACTCAGCGATCATATACTGTTGACACTCAAGAGTCGGATCAGTATGGCTTTCCGATTCCTCCTCAACAACCTCTTCCAAATATGTCTGATTTACTAGCTGACCCAAAGCTTCCATTTCAGCCTCGAGTCTATCAATACGATGCGATTGAAACAGCCCTATCAAGAAGTCGAGCAATTTTATTATCTCCTACTGGATCTGGCAAGTCATTCATTATTTATCTAATGATGAAATACTGGCTTTACTATTTATCAGATGGTTGGAAATATCCTAAAGCAGGAAGAGTGCTAGTGATTGTTCCAACAACATCTCTAGTTGAACAAATGCATCAAGACTTTATTGACTATGGTTTCAGTCAGGATGGTATGCATAGAATATATTCTGGTAGAGATAAGAACGCAGATAAAGCTGTTATAATTTCAACTTGGCAATCAATATATAAGTTTCCACCAAAATGGTTTCAACAGTTTGGTATGGTGATTGGTGATGAGTGTCATGGATTTAAATCCAAGTCTCTATCGTCAATAATGAACAAAGCAACTGAAGCTAAATATAGATATGGACTAACAGGCACACTAGATGGTACACAAACACACAGACTAGTTCTTGAAGGATTATTTGGTCCTGTGTATCAAGTAACTAAAACAAAATCATTGCAAGATGATGGTACTTTAGCAGCACTAGACATAAAAGTTCTTTTGTTAAATTACTCAGAGAAAGTAAGGAAAGACTTTGGAAAGAAAACTTATCAAGAAGAAATCGAGTTCATTATTGGACACCCTGTTCGTAATCGCCTTATTTGCAATCTCGCTTTGGATGCTAAAGGAAATACTCTCATCTTATATAATCGTGTGGACGCTCATGGAAAGCCTCTCTACGAACTTATAAATAGTAAGGTAGAAGAAGGTAGAAAAGTTTTTTTTATATCTGGTGATGTTGAAGCCTCTGATCGTGAAATGATTAGAAAAATAGTGGAGAAACAAAAAAATGCTATTATTGTTGCAAGCCTTGGGACTTTTAGTACTGGTATCAATATTCGTAATCTGCACAATATCATCTTTGCTAGCCCGTCAAAGTCTCAAATTAAAGTTTTACAGAGTATCGGAAGAGGGTTACGCCAATCCGATGACGGAAGAAGCACAACGCTCTATGACTTGACTGATGACTTACATTGGAAGAATAGAAAGAACTATGCTCTTTTACATGGTGCTGAAAGAGTAAAGATATACAATAAAGAGCAGTTTAAACATAAAGTAATAAAGGTTGACCTTGATGAGTGAAGTAAGACAACTAAAGCTGAGTTCTGGCGAAGAGGTTATATGTCAAGTGTTAGACTGGGCAGACGAAGAGAACGGTGATATTATCGTAAGGCATGTTTATAAAGTAACAACTATTGACGATGATGCACGTGGATTGAGACTATATAACTTAAGACCTTGGATGACAATGCAAGAAGGTGATGATATGTTTATAAACTTAAACATCATGCACGTGATTGCGCAAGCCAAGCCAGATAGTAAACTTGAAACTCAGTTCAAAGGTGCTGTTAAACACTCTAATATGACAGAGGAAGAACTTGAACAAAAAGTTCAAGACTATATAGATCAAATGAGAAATAGCTTGAACGAAGATGAAGACTTTGATAATGTTATAAGTTTCCCAGGAAACGACAAGATACACTAGTATACTCACCCACCTCAAAAGCCTCTCTTTAATTATACAGATTTTTACTGATTCGTCAAGTACTTTTTTTAAGTTGACAAGATAAAAAATATTCGATAAAATATTAGAAATTGAAGGATATATTATGGCAAGACAAAAACGAAAAAATATTCATTATGTAAATAACAAAGAGTTTTCACAAGCTGTTGTAGAATACTGTGTAAGCGTAAAAGAAGCAAAAGATAGCAAAGCAGATTTACCTATTGTTCCCAACTACATCGCTGAATGTTTTTTAAAGATAGCTGAAGGATTGTCGCACAAGGCAAACTTTATTCGCTATACTTATCGTGAAGAAATGGTTATGGATGCTGTTGAGAATTGTCTTAAAGCCATAGAGAACTATAATATAGAAGCTGCAACTCGCACTGGTAATCCGAATGCGTTTGCTTATTTCACCCAGATTTCGTGGTATGCCTTTCTTAGACGTATTGCTAAAGAAAAGAAACAACAAGACATCAAGCTAAAGTATATGACATCATCTGGGGTTGAAGAATATATTATGTCGAATGGTGATGAAGGTTCTAATACAGTGGTACAAGCCTTTGTTGATCAGTTGAAAGATCGCATTGATAAAGTAAAAGAAAAAGATAGTGAGTTTAAAATCTTTGCAGAAGAAGAAAAGAAAAAGGCAAAGAGAATGAAGAAAACTATCTCAGTAGATTCGGACTTAAGTAACTTCTTATGAAAATATTAGTAATGGGATTGCCTGGTGCTGGTAAAACACACTTTGCAGTTCGTCTTCAAAATCATTTAAACTGCGCTTGGTATAACGCTGATGCAGTTCGCAAAATGGCGAATGATTGGGATTTTAGTGATGAAGCTAGAATCCGACAAGCAAGCAGAATGAGAAACTTAGCAGACTTTGAAAAAGGATTTGGTCGCACGGTTATCTGTGACTTTGTTTGTCCAACAAAACATACAAGATATATTTTTGAAGCAGATGTT